CATAGAAGTTCTAACTAATTCGTTAAAAGCATTCTAAAAATGGACACACTTCAAGAAATTGAGGTACAGGATCTTGAATCTACAAATATTAATAATAAAGATTTAAGTTCTTCAACAGCATTAGTAGTAGCTGGAGAAAACTCTCTTGAATCTCACACTATGAGCTCGGCAGATAAAGTCAAATTAATTGAACTTTACCCAGCACTCGGTGAATCAAGTATCTTAAAAGTGATCGAGGCAACAAATTGTCTAATAGAAATCTATCACCTCTTTGGGTTAAAAAGAATTACAAAAAATTCATCCCACAACGATTGGATTCGTTATGAAAATCAAATTCGTAAGTCTAATCAACGTTGTTTAGAATACATGTCTGCCTACGGACGTGATATGTGGATCCCATATTTCAAATATAAAACTTGTGCGTTTTATGCTCACTATGAGAATCAGGCAAAAATTAAAAATATGCCTTCCCAACCGGAAGGACTAAAAGATAAAAACCCTGGTTTTCTTTTTGGAGGTTACATCCGTAACTTTCAAAAATTATTAGAGAAAAAAGATAATGCTTTATTTCAAAGTTTCATCCTATCCATTAACATGGCCAAAATGGGAATGCCAAGAGCAGAGAAACATATGATAGAACAAGCAGAATTAAAATGTGCAACACATCTCACAACTCCTCCCCCATGCGTTAATTTATGTATAGAGTGCGGAATGCCTAATAACAGTCATCATCACATAATGAATTGTATAGATAGAAACGATTATTTCTTAGGAATGGAATCACATCCAAAACTTCGAGGTAATCCAGTATACTTAACAAAAGAAAAGCTTATTGATGAATGTAAAAGAACTGTAAGAGAGTTGTTTAATAAAAGTGTTTATACAGAAGATGATCATTATGAACCATTCTTTCCTTCCACTTCAGCAAACTATAATCGATCTAGATCGAAAGGTGGTGCTGTAGGTGAAATTTCAAATTTGATTGATAAGACTCTTGTCTTTTTGAGAAATCCAACTGAACCTTATGTAAAAATAAATAAAGTACGTGGAATAGCTCAAGGTGAGATAACGAAAAAATATGGAAAAATTGGAGAAATCGAACAGCAAGAGCTAGACGAAAATCCAGAAGAAAAAGAAATAGATTGTATCGAATATGATGAAAAGCATCTAAAAACACAATGGAGAATTTTATTTGATGAAATTGGCAAACAAGCTTTTACTGAAGAACCCAAGGTGGAACCAGTAGGATTAGCTGAAGCCTTAAAAATAAGAGTCATTTCTAAAGGACCCCCTAAAACATATACTTATTTAGCTCCCTTACAAAAATTTATGTGGCGAACTTTGAAAAATAATAAAGTTTTTAAACTTATTTCAACCCCACTAACGGAAGAGCATATACAGGAAAGATTAGGAATACCAACTCCTGCCGAGATTATAATAAACGGCGATTATAAAGCATCAACAGACAATTTACACAGATGGATATCTGAAGCAATTGCTTATGAATTAATTGATATTCTAAATAGAAATCATGACCTAGCTAAACTAGCAGATCCTGATTCAAAACCTTTCTTCTTCACTGAGGATCATAAAAAGTTATTCATAACGTCATTAACTCAACATAAATTTCGAGTCGGTTACGATTTGGTTTATAATGAAAATACAAAAATGAATGATAAAATTGGTGGAGAATGGCTACCTCAAATGGAAGGCCAATTAATGGGTTCGGTAACAAGTTTCCCTATTCTATGTATTGCTAATGCTGCAATGTGTAGATTAGCGTTAGAAACCTCTTATGAAGATTATGAACAAAGAAAAGTCTTTCGACTTAGTAATTATAATGATTTTTATGATTGTAAAAACGAACTCGCACCACTTCTAATAAATGGAGACGACTGTACCTTGAAAGGAGGTCGAACAAGATTAAGAGATAATTGGGAAAAGATAACTTCTTTTGGAGGACTGACGTCTTCCATTGGAAAAACTATGTTTTCATTACCCGATAAACCGCTCGCAGTCTTGAATTCACAAACGTATCACGTTATAGAAGGAAAATGGAAGGAAATAAAATTTATCAATATGGGAATATTGCTTGGAAAAGCAAGATCCAGCTTGTCATCGAAGCAAGAAAAAGGAGAGTACCACGAGATGGGAGCATTACATCATGAACTATTTTTGAGTAGTCCTGAAAGTATATGGCCAGAAGTCTCTAAGCAATTCATCTATTTCAATAAAGAAACGCTTGACCTATGTCCAGCCATTCCATGGGATACACCTAATTATTTAGGAGGACCACAATTGGAAGTGCGCGAAGGAGGAAGGTCTCTTCTTGATCGAAACTGTGCGACATTGATTATAAAAGAAAAAGAAAAGAATAAAAGATTTAAAATCGAACAACCAAAGAAAAATACTTTCTGGAAAGTCCATGAGTATACGATGGAAGTTCTTCGAGAATACGAAGTCCCTGACTGTTTCCAGCAGGTTCGACCCATTATAGAAATTGAAAATATAAACATTTTTGATGAAGAAGCATTTCATTTTTACGATACTGAAGATGAATCAGCGAAGCTATATAAATACCTCTGTATCCAAGAATTTTTAACCCGACCTGTAGAAGCTCTATTTAATGAGTACTACACACCGAATATAGGATGGATGAAAGGAAAAACTAATAAACAAGTTAGTGAAATACTTTCAGACAAAATAAAGATGGCGCAAATGCCTTCTATATTTGGAAGAAAGAAAGTGGAAGAAAAGAAAAAAGGAAAAAAGAAAAAGAAAGAGTGTAATAGGGTAGACTATATGAATAAGCAAGCACGACAGAAAAACAACATTGTTTGGATGAATGCAACCAAAGAAGCTTTTAAACATAACCTCGACACAAGAACTGATGATGAAATCAATTATTTGAAGAAATTTAATGCGTATGCCGTCATACCCCAACTACTACAATAATATCAGTACTATGAAAATAGTTAGTTCCTGGAATATTATCGAGAGTAATTTTAATAACACTAGTTAGATTAAAGATGTTAAGAACATCTATATTAGTAACAGGTCAACACATGAGAATGTATATTCTGCACATACCAAAGTGATCGAACCAAGTTCGGATCCTGAGATTGATGTATTGTGATGGATGGATGTAGTTCCGTTCATATCGACTGCGAGAAAGCACTGCTTAACTCGATTAAATGCGAAATGTAATATCTATAGAGTAAAAATAAATGAACTCGATGAAAATACCGGGACAAGAAAACATTGAACGATCGTCCAATGGATTTCTTGACTAGAAGGA